AGTCAGGACAATTCCACCAGTTAGCTGCTTGTTCAGAATAAACTGACATATTTCCACCCAACTGACCATTATTACCATTTAAGTTTGTTATGGCTTTCATATTCCAACCTTTACGAGTTGAATGTGCCAAGAAAATACCGTTGTTGAATTTTTGAACCCTATCAGGTATCATACCATCAATTGTGGAAGCATTCAAGTAATCAGGGAACTTATTCTGTCCTCTACCTGTTAACAAGTAATCCAATAATCTTTGACTATAAAAGTCTGCTCTTTGTTTTTGTAAAGAACGAAGATATTTCATCGTTTCAATATCAACTGATGCAGCATTCTCCATAGTTCCTTCAACAATACCTCTATTCATCGTACGATACATAATATGTGGTATAGCTTGATAATACGCTGTTTGAATTAGATATGGTTGAATATAATCATTTACCAAAATTGTTTCATCAGGATTAAAAGTATTTCCTGTTGCTTGAACTTGGTCTAATAAATGTTGATAGAACTTTGTACCAAGAATGGTTTGTAGGTCAATATCTTGAGCTATCTGAACTTCAGCTTTCAATACATCAATATCCACATTCTTGTTTATGTTTGTGAAGTTTTTTAATTTAACTTCTGAAATTAATAATACACCCATTTTATACTTGTTTTGGATTTACAGGATTATCTTCTACCACAGGATTTTCTTGAACATCACCAGTAATATATAATGATAATGGTTTAACTTCAAATGTGGTTAATTTTTCAAACTTCAAAGAAATTAATTTATTAAACACAGGTAGAATTTGATTTTGATATGGTTGAATAACCATTTTACGGAAATATTCCGAATGGTCCACAACTTCATCAGCAGAACCTAATTTTCCTGCTGTGGCAATACCGAATAATTCAGCTGAACTTACTCTATGAGCTGATAATATTGTTCTTGTAATGTCATCAGCAAGGTCTTTATAATAAGTGTCGGTATCGTTTCTTTTTATCTGAACAATTTCAGGACTTTGTTCTTTACTTTCGTTGAATGATATGATTGCTTGACCAGCATTATCTGAACCTGAATATTGTGATTCTAATGCTCTAACAATTTCTCTTTGTTCTTCTTCACCAGGTACACCGTTTGTATAGTTAATCCATAAAGACGGTGCCATACCTGAACGAAGATTATTCATGTGAAAGTTCAACATCTCAATATTAATTTCTATTGCTCTTTGTCCTGCCGACCAATCAGGAATCGGGTAATAGGTCATACCTGGTAGGTAATTCTTAAAATAATATAATTGAGACGCTTCTTTCTCATTTTGATTGAATGCTTTAATTTCTTCTGGTGGATGTTTTCTAATTTGTGTCCAATCAGGAGAATAATAATAACAATCAATTTTATCTGTATCTTTATTTAATTTTCCTGAACGGATTCTTGAAAAATCTACATGATATATTTCAGCAAGAGATTTTCTGTCTTTAGCCCAAATTACATTTAAACAAAATCCACCAAATAACATATAATCTAACGCACATTTTCTCATTACTTCAGCAACAGTTTCAGTATCGTTGATTAAATTAACTGTGGCCATTGGATTGTTTAATGATACCAATCCATCACCCATAATTTGATTTACTTTTGATGTAACTACCGCTTTATGTACAGCACAGTTATCAAATAGTTGTACCAAGTAATTTGGTAATAGATTATCAGTTCCATATAACACAAAAGGTACTCTATGTACTACTTCTGAAAAGACTGGTAAGGACGCTCTTGAAAATTCTACTTTTTTTAATTTATCACTCATAATTATTCTTGTATATAAATTGTATTTTCATTAGTTTCATTTGGAGAGATATATTGTGTATAAGGATTTGTTTCTGCTGTTCCTTCTAATATAACAATTCCGTTGAAGACTAATACATTTCCATCCTGTCCATAAATATTCAAATTATATTGACCTTGATAATTCAAGTCATCAACAGATAAATCTAAATAAATGTTACAATAACGAATATTTGAATCGTATTGTAATGGATTTGATGTATCAATTGAGTAAGTTTTAACTTCTTTACTCATGATATGTGTAAATTCAAGTGTATAACCTGTAAAAGTTTGACTTGAATTGTTGTTTATGTTTAAAACCAAGGTGTTTGGTTCTGATTTTAATAAATAAATCATAATATTCTATATCTATAAATATATAAAAAACGAAATTGGATAGGTAGCATAAAAAAAAGATGGGTATTTAACCCACCTTTCTTTAGGAGTATATAGAATCATTCCGAAAATGGAACAGATATTCTAATAAGTAACTGGTACACCAAATACAGTAGCTAAATCACCTACGATAACATTTGCAGGGTTTGATTCTTGACCTTTGAAAGTCAATTCAAATCCGTTTCTGTCACCATACGCAGTTCCTGTACCTAACGCTCCTGCTGATAAGAACATACCATTAGTTTGACCTAAATAATATTGTGTTCCTAAAAAGTCAACAGCGATGATTTGTAATTGGTCGTTTTGTCCCAAGATTTTAACTTGGTCTCTCTTTGCTTGGTCATACTTGTAAAATACTACCTTTAATTCTTGGTCATAGAAAATAGTTCCGTTCTCAAAAGATTTTGTAACGTTTTGAGTTAAAGAACTTGTATTTCTTTTAACTTGGAAATGATAGATAGTAGTTCCTGTTGTAGCAGTACCACCAGTAATAGAACCATCAACAGTATAAGTCAATCCTGTGATTGAACCTCCACCACCAACGATATAGAATGATTGGATACCACCAATTCCGTCAGAACAACCAAGTTGTAAACCCGAAGATATATAACAACTCATATTTTATAATTTATTTGTTTTTTTGTTTATTAAAAAGGGGACTTTCACCCCTTAAGTTTTTTTATAAGATTAAGATAAACCTAAACCGTTTGTTGCGAAATACTTTGTTGTACCGAAAGTAGCAATAGTAGCACCATAGTTGAAGTTAGAACGGATTCTAATTTCATCAAAGTCTAATGAGTACCAAGCTCTTAAAGTTTCATCACTTAATAAATCCACACCATAAATCATATATTCAGCTGGTCCGATTACTACTTGGTTAGAACCATTCAAACCTAATGTTGGAATAACTTCAATATTAGTATTAGGATGGATAGCCTTCATGTTTGAAGTAATATCAGTCTTGTCAATATAGTTAGTGAAGAAGTTAGCTCTTGTTAACGCTTGTACATATAAACGGAAGTTAGAGTGACTCATGAAAACCACTAAATCCTCACGAACTAATGCGTTAGCATCTAATACGTTGATTAAGTTATCTACTTCTGTGATTGGGTTACCTGAAGTACCATAAGCAGCTGTTGTGAAAGTTGTACCACTTGAGTTAGCAACTGAACCTGAATAAGTATTACCAGTCCATGTACTAATCATAGTAGCGAAACCGTTGAAACATGCACCAGTTACATTACCTTGACCGTTTGATGAAGAACCTGTTACAGCTTTCCATAAGTTAATTTCTACATGTTGTTCAATTTGCTTCTTTTTCAAATCAAGAATCATTTGTTCAAATGGAACTTCTTCTTGAGTTTGACCAGCTTTCATCAACATAGATTGGTATGTTGCGAAAAGTTGCTTGTAACATAAAGACTCAAATAAAGTCTCAGGACAAGTTGTAATTGAATGTTGAGTAAACTGTGTAACACCTGAAGGTGATAAAGAACAGTTACCCGCTTGGAACACTGGAGTTGAATCCAATAAGTTTAATGCTTGAGTACCTTTGATACCAGTACGAACATTAACAACTGATGCGGTAGTACCGCCGATTAATGCTTTAGCTAAAAGTTCTCCACCTACTTGGTCAGAATAACCACCGATGGTTGACACGTCATACGCAAAAGCTTGTTTTTTTAAATTACTCATTTTGTAATATTTTTTTAATTATTTTATTTATTTCTTAAAGACTCCAATGCTTTTATTCTTGCATCTAAATGGTCTTCACCTTTTATTTTTGTAAAACTATCTGTTTTACCATCAGCTAATTTCTTACCTGCTGGTTCTTTTTTGAAAGCTTTAAATTCATTTTCTAATTTGCTATAAGATTGTTCCATATCAGACATTTTTTGATGCATTTGTGTAACAAAATCTTTTAACATATCAAACATTTCAGAAGACATACCTTGTGGTGCATCAACATCAGGTCCGTCAGCACCTTCAGCTTCTTCACTATTAGCGTCATTATCTTCATCAGGACCAGGAGTACCTTCAGTAATATCAACGATAATACCGTCTTTTGTTTGTACTTTTGTACCGTCCTCTAATTCATGGATACCATCTGGAGCAGGAACTTCAGCGTCAGGAGTTACAACTGTAACTTTAGCACCTTTCTCTAATGTATCACCTTCAACTTTGATGTTTGTACCATCTTTTAATTCAGCATCAAGAAATATTTCTTTAACAGCTGTAATTTCTCCATTTGAAACTGTAATTTCAAAATGTTCTTTTAACTTATATGAACCATCTTCTAATGAAACTTGATTAAAAGATTCATCAATTTTGTAGATTTTAGAACCCTTTTCCAATTTTGATGTATTAAGGATTGTATTATCTTCTAATTTAAAAGATTGTAATTCAACTTCGTCATTCTTTAAGAAACCAAACTGTACCATAAGATTTTTAATTTCTTTGATAGCACTTTTTGAATTTGACATAATTGTATTTTATTTTATTTGTTATTTCTAATTATAAATAGATATATATTAGTTATTTCTCATTTTATATGAAACTATTGAATGATAAAAGTGATTTTGG